GGTTTGATGCGAGAAACGTACGTGCGGAACAATGGTTGAAGCAGCACAGCAGTAATCTGGTTACGAATATCATCACAGACCAAAAGGATGCGATCAGATCAGCTCTTACTAATGGTATGATATACGGTAGAAACCCGCGTTCGGCTGCACTCGATATTGTAGGACGTGTAGAAAAGGTCACAGGACGCCGTACAGGCGGTATTATTGGTTTGACTAGCAATCAAGCGTCGTTTGTCGAGAATGCGCGTCAGGAGCTAACCTCTGGGCAAATAGAAGGATATAAAGCTTATCTAACCCGTGCTAGGAGAGATAAACGGTTTGATAGGTCGGTTTTAAAGGCTATTGAGAATGGGGAAAAACTACCGGCAGATTTAGTCACTAAGATGCTGAACCGGTATGAAGTTTCATTGTTAAAGCTTCGGGGTGATACGATTGCCAGAACGGAAGCTTTGGAAAGCTTGAACGCCTCACAACAGGAGGCAATGGAGCAGACACTCGATAAGACAATCTATACGGATCAGGATGTTCAAAGAGTATGGAAAACAGCCGGTGATAACCGAGTTCGTGACAGTCATGCCGCAATGAATAGACAAACCGTCAAAGGGCTACAGACGCCATTCATTACACCTGATGGATACAAGATGAAATATCCACATGACAGGAGCCTAGGAGCACCGGCAAGCGAGACAATCAACTGCCGATGCATTCAATTGGTGCGGCTCGATTACACCAAAAATATAAATAAGGGTGACATGCTGTAGGTTTATCAGAGTTGCTACTCTTTTTTCCCGTTGGAGTTTTACGATATAGCAATCGGATTGTCAGGAGAAT